GACAGCCTGCGCGGGCCGCAATTCGATGCGGCCTGGGTGGATGAGCTGGCGAAGTGGAAGAAGGGCGGCGAGGTCTGGGACATGCTGCAGTTTGCGCTGCGGCTGGGCACGCATCCGCAGCAGGTGGTGACGACGACGCCGAAGAACGTGTCGGTGCTGAAGGCGATCTTGAAGAACCCCTCGACGGTGATGACCCATGCGCCGACCGAGGCGAACCGGGCCTATCTGGCGGCCTCGTTCCTGGAGGAGGTGCGCAGCCGCTATGCCGGGACGCGGACCGGGCGGCAGGAGCTGGACGGGGTGCTGCTGGAGGATGTGGAGGGCGCGCTGTGGACCACGGCGGGGATCGAGGCGGCGCGAAGGGATGCGGCGCCGAAGCTGGACCGGGTGGTGGTGGCGGTGGACCCGCCGGTGACGGGGCATGCGGGGTCGGACGAATGCGGCATCGTGGTGGTGGGGATCGAGCAGGCGGGGGCGCCGAAGGATTGGCGGGCCTGGGTGCTGGAGGATTGCAGCCTGCGCGCGGCTTCGCCTTCGCAATGGGCCGAGGCGGCGCTGGCGGCGATGGCGCGGCACGGGGCGGATCGGCTGGTGGCGGAGGTGAACCAGGGCGGCGATCTGGTGGCCGAGGTGATCCGGCAGATCGACCCGCTGGTGCCGTTGAAGATGGTGCGCGCCAGCCGGGGGAAGGCGGCGCGGGCCGAGCCGATTGCGGCGCTGTATGAGCAGGGGCGGGTGCATCACCTGCGGGGCCTCGGGCCGCTGGAGGACCAGATGTGCCGGATGAGCCAGCGCGGCTATGAGGGGCGCGGCAGCCCCGACCGGGTGGATGCGCTGGTCTGGGCGTTGCACGAGCTGATGATCGCGCCGGCGGCGCAATACCGGCGGCCGCAGGTGCGGGGCCTCTGAGGAGGCCCCTCGGCAGGCGGCAACCAGTTTCAGGAGATCGACATGGTGTTTGACTTTTTCCGGCGGGCCGGGACTGGCGGAGCTTTGCCTGCTGCGCCCGAGGCCAAGGCCTCGGCGACGGGGCGGGTGGTGGCCTGGGGTGTGGCGGGATCGGGCCGCGTGGCCTGGAGCGCGCGCGATACCGCGACGCTGACGCGGATCGGGTTTACCGGCAACCCAGTCGGGTTTCGCTGCGTCAAGCTGGTGGCCGAGGCGGCGGCGGCGGTGCCGCTGCTGTGCCAGGACAGCGATTGCCGCTATGACGTGCATCCGATGCTGGAGCTGATCCGGCGGCCCAATACGTTGCAAGGGCGGGCGGAGCTGCTGGAGTCGCTCTATGGCCAGATGCTGCTGTCGGGGAACGGGTATCTGGAGGCGGTGGGCGGCGAGGCGGGCCTGCCGGGCGAGCTGCATGTGCTGCGCTCCGACCGGATGAGCATCGTGCCGGGGGCGGATGGCTGGCCGGTGGCCTATGACTACACGGTGGGGGCGCGGCGGCACCGCTTCGACATGACCGGGGAGCCGGACCCGATCTGCCATATCCGCAGCTTCCATCCGCAAGATGACCATTACGGGCTGTCGCCGATGCAGGCGGCGGCGGTGGCGGTGGATGTGCATAATAGCGCCAGCGCCTGGTCGAAGGCGCTGCTGGACAATGCCGCAAGGCCCTCGGGTGCCATCGTTTACAAGGGCGCGGACGGGCAGGGGCAGCTGTCGGCGGACCAGTATGACCGGCTGGTGAGCGAGATGGAGATGCACCATCAGGGCGCGAGGAATGCCGGGCGGCCGATGCTGCTGGAGGGCGGGCTGGACTGGAAGCCGATGGGGTTCTCGCCATCCGACATGGAGTTCCAGAAGACCAAGGAGGCCGCGGCGCGCGAGATTGCGCTGGCCTTCGGGGTGCCGCCGATGCTGCTGGGGATCCCGGGGGATGCGACTTACGCCAATTACCAGGAGGCGCACCGGGCGTTCTATCGGCTGACCGTTTTGCCGCTGGCGACGCGGGTGACGGCGGCGATCAGCCATTGGCTTTCCGGCTTTGCTGGGGCGGCGGTGGAGCTGCGGCCGGACCCCGACCAGATCCCGGCTTTGGCGGCCGAGCGGGACCAGCTGTGGAAGCGGGTCGGTGAGGCGGCGTTCCTGAGTGACGGGGAAAAGCGCAGCCTGCTGGGGCTGCCGCCCCTGGCGCTGGATGGTGCGTGATGGACGGCGAGGGCTCGCGCTATCTGAAGGCGCCGTTCGAGGTGCATGAGCAGCGCTTCGAGGCGACGGAGCGGATCATGGCGCTGCAATTCTCGGGCGTGGAAAAACGGCTGGAGCGGATCGAGGCGATGATCGAGGGGCTGGAGCGGCGGCTGTGGATGACGGTCTATGGCGTGGTCGGGGTGATCCTGACCCAGGCGGTGCAATCGGTGCTGGATTACGGCCCGAAGTGAGGAAACCAAGGATGCGGACGCAATTCGGGCTGGAAACCAAGCTGTGCCGGCTGGGCGGGGATGTGAGTGTCACCGATGGCACGGTGATTTCCGGATACGCCTCGGTCTTCGGCGCGGTGGATCAGGGCGGCGATGTGGTGGAGCCGGGGGCCTATGGCGCGAGCCTGGCACGGCTCGCGGCCTCGGGCGGGCGGGTGAAGATGCTGTGGCAGCATGACCCGGCGGTGCCCATCGGCGTGTGGGACGAGGTGCGCGAGGATGGCCGCGGGCTCTGGGTCAGCGGGCGGCTGCTGACCGACGTGGCGCAGGGGCGCGAGGCGGCGGCGCTGATCGCGGCGGGGGCGATCGACGGGCTGTCGATCGGCTATCGCACCGTCACCGCCGCCAAGGATGCGGGCGGGCGGCGCCGGCTGAAGGTGCTGGAGCTGTGGGAGGTGTCGCTGGTGACCTTCCCGATGCTGCCGGAGGCGCGGGTGGCCGAGGCGAAGGGCGCTGACGATGAATGGCGCGCGCTGACCGAGGCGCTGGATCGGGCGCGGGCAGAACTGGCGCTGCGCTGAGCCGCCCGGTGGGGGCGGGCTGCCGCGATGGCCCCCGCGGGCAGGGCGAGCAGGGTGTGAGCGGTCTGCCGCGGGTGTGGGACCGATAATCCAAGGGTGAAACGATGACCAAGACCGAGACGATGTCCAGGGCCGGCGGAGCTGTGCCCGCTGCCCAGGTGGCAGAAGCGACGGCCGCGCTGACCGGGTTCCTGAGCGAACTTCGGGGCTTTCGGACCGAGATGAAATCCAGGCTTCAACAACCAGAAGAGCGAGTGACCATGCTGGACCGCAAGAACCATACCCCGAGCGCTGGCCGTCCGGTGCTGTCTGCCGCCGTGCAGGACGAGGTGCCGCACGCCAAGGCCTTTGCCGCCTATCTGCGCTGCGGCGATGATGACGGGCTGCGCAATCTGGCGCTGGAGGGCAAGGCGCTGAACACCGCCGTGGCGGCCGAGGGCGGCTATCTGGTCGATCCGGTCACCTCGGAAACCATCCGCGGCGTGCTGAAGGCGACCTCGTCGCTGCGCCAGGTGGCCAGCGTCGTCAATGTCGAGGCGACGAGCTTCGACGTGCTGGTCGATCATACCGACATGGGCTCGGGCTGGGCCAGCGAGACCGCGACGCTGACCGAGACCACCACCCCGCAGATCGACCGCATCAGCATTCCGCTGCACGAGCTGTCGGCGATGCCCAAGGCCAGCCAGCGCCTGCTGGATGACAGCGCCTTCGACATCGAGAGCTGGCTGGCGAACCGCATCGCCGACAAGTTCGCCCGGGCCGAGGCTGCGGCCTTTGTCAGCGGCGACGGCGCCGACAAGCCCAAGGGCTTCCTGACCCATACCAAGGTCGCCAATGGCAGCTGGGCCTGGGGCAGCCTTGGCTATGTCGCCACCGGCGCGGCGGGGGATTTCGCCGGCGTGAATGCCAGCGATGCGGTGGTGGATCTGGTCTATGCGCTGGAGGCCGAATATCGCGCCAATGCGACCTTCGTGATGAACTCGAAGACCGCCGGCGCGGTGCGCAAGATGAAGGACGCGGATGGCCGCTTCCTGTGGTCGGACGGGTTGCAGGCCGGCGAGCCGGCGCGGCTGATGGGCTATCCGGTGCTGATCGCCGAGGACATGCCCGACATCGCGGCGAACGCCTATGCCATCGCCTTTGGCGACTTCAAGAACGGCTACACCATCGCGGAACGCCCGGACCTGCGCATCCTGCGCGACCCGTTCTCGGCCAAGCCGCATGTGCTGTTCTACGCCTCCAAGCGCGTCGGCGGCGATGTGTCGGATTTCGCGGCGATCAAGCTGCTGAAATTCGCGCTGTCGTAAGCGAGACCAGATCGGCCCGGGGCATTCCCGGGCCGTGGCGGGCGCGGGCCGGAGCCCACCCTTCCGTCTAGCTGCTCCCTCCGTCCGAGCGGGGGGGTGAAGGGTTCGCGCCCGCCTCGTTGGGGGCGGTGAAATTTGCAAGGACAGAGCCGATGATGTTGACCGAGCAGACCGTGGTGCCGGTAGAGGCCCTGCCGCTGGCCGAGATGCGCGCGCATCTGCGGCTGGGCACCGGCTTTGCCGATGATGCGGCGCAAGATGCGATCCTTGAAAGCCATCTGCGCGCGGCGCTGGCCGCCATCGAGGGGCGCACGGCGAAGATCCTGCTGGCGCGGGAGTTCCTGTGGCAGCTGGACGCCTGGCGCGAGCTGGATGAGCAGGCGCTGCCGGTGGCGCCGGTGGCGGCGGTGGCCTCGGTGACGATGCGGGACCGGGACGGCGCGGCGACGCTGATCGATCCGGCGCGCTGGCGGCTGGTGCGGGATGCGCACCGGCCGCGGATCGTGGCGACAGGCGCGATGCTGGCCGGGATCCCGGTTGGCGGGGTCGCCGAGATCGCCTTCACGGCCGGCTTCGGGCCCGCTTGGGCCGATGTGCCGGTGGATCTGCGCCAGGCGGTGCTGCTGCTGGCGGCGCAGTATCACGAGCGGCGGCATGAGGCAGGCGCCGCGGCCGGGGCCTCCGGTGCCATGCCCTTCGGGGTGATGGCGCTGATCGAGCGCTGGCGCACGGTGCGGGTGCTGGGTGGCCGGTCTTCGGGTGGGCGTCCGTCCGGGGTGCGGCCATGACGGTCCCGGTCCTGAACCGCCGGCTGGTGCTGGAGGAGATGCAGCGCCTGCCCGATGGCGCCGGGGGGTTTACCACCGAATGGTCGGTGCTCGGCACGCTCTGGGCCAGCGTGGTGGCGGGCACCGGGGCAGAGAAGGCGGGAGAGTTCGTGACCCTCTCCACCGTGCCCTACCGCATCACCGTGCGGGGGGCGCCCCCCGGCGCGCCCTCGCGCCCGCGGCCCGACCAGCGCCTGCGCGACGGGGACCGGCTCTACCGCGTCCTGGCGGTGACCGAGGCCGATGCCCGCGCCGCCTACCTGACCTGCTTTGCCCGCGAGGAGGTGCCGACATGAGCTATGCAAGCGGCGCCGCCCTGCAGGCGGCGGTGTTCCAGCGCCTTGCCGCCGACGCGGCTCTGGCCGCGCTGGTCGGCCCGGCCATCTATGACGCGGTGCCGCCCGGCACGGTGACCGGCACCTATGTCAGCCTCGGCCCCGAGGATGTGCGCGATGCCTCGGATGCCACCGGCGGCGGTGCCTCGCATGAGTTCACCATCAGCGTCGTCACCGATGCCTCGGGCTTCTCGCAGGCCAAGGCGGTCGCGGCCGCGGTTTCGGACGCGCTGACCGGCGCGCCGCTGACCCTCAGCCGCGGCCATCTGGTTGGCCTGTGGTTCCTCAAGGCTCGCGCCCGGCGGGTGCAGACCGGCGAGTTGCGCCGCATCGACCTCGGCTTCCGCGCCCGGATCGAGGACTGACCCTCTTTCCCCTCTTCTTTGTCGAAATATCCCGGGGGTCCGGGGGCAGCGCCCCCGGCCGCCGGCCGCATTCACGGAGTTTCCCCAGATGGCTGCCCAGAACGGCAAAGACCTGCTCATCAAGCTCGACCTCACCGGCGGCTTGCAATTCGAGACCATCGCGGGCCTGCGCGCCACGCGCATCAGCTTCAACGCCGAGACGGTGGACGTGACCAGCCTCGAGAGCACCGGGGGCTGGCGCGAGCTGCTGGCGGGGGCGGGGGTGAAATCCGCCTCGATCTCCGGTTCCGGCATCTTCAAGGATCAGGCCACGGATGAGCGCGCCCGGCAGATCTTCTTCGATGGCGAGGTGCCGCAGTTCCAGGTGATCATCCCCGATTTCGGCATCGTGCAAGGGCCGTTCCAGATCACCTCGGTCGAATATGCCGGCAGCCATAATGGCGAGGCGAGCTACGAGCTGTCGCTGGCCTCGGCCGGGGTGCTCAGCTTCGTGGCGCTGTGATGGCGAACCCCTGGGCGGGCGAGGTCGCGGTCTGGCTCGACGGGCAGCGGCATGTGGCCAAGCTGACGCTGGGCGCGCTGGCGGAACTGGAGGCGGCGCTGGCCGAGGACAGCCTGATCGCGCTGGTCGAGCGGTTCGAGGGCGGGCGGTTTTCCAGCCGCGACGTGCTGGCGCTGCTGGTTGCCGGGCTGCGCGGCGGTGGCTGGGAGGGGAGCGCGGGCGATCTGCGCACGGTCGAGATCGGCGGCGGTCCGGTGGAGGCGGCGCGGGTGGCGGCAGAGTTGCTGGCGCGGGCCTTTGCGCTGCCGCCGGGGTGATTGGAATGGATTGGCCGGGACTGATGCGGGCGGGGCTGCGCGGGCTGGGGCTCTCGCCCGAGGCGTTCTGGCGGCTGACCCCGGCAGAGCTGGCGATCCTGCTGGGGGCCGAGGCGGGGGCGGGGCCGCTGACGCGGGCCCGGTTGGAAGACCTGGCCCGGAGATGGCCGGATATGCCTGCGGGGGCGGTAAAGATGAAGGAGGCCGGCGATGGCTGATGTGGATGGCATGGACGATCTGGCGCGGCAGGCGGCGGATCTGGAGCGGGCGCTGATCGGGGCCGAGGCGATGACCGCGGCGTTCGGCGAGGAGCTTCTGCGGATGCAGGAGAGCATGACCTTTACCAGCCGCGAGGTCTCGCTGCTGACCACCGGCATCGGGCGCGGGCTGCGCAGCGCCTTCGACGGGCTGATCTTCGACGGGATCAAGTTGTCGGATGCGCTGAAGACGGTGGCGCAGTCGATGGCGGACAGCGTCTATGCGATTGCCATGAAGCCGGTGCAGACGGCGACGGCGGGGGCGATCGCCAATGGCATGAACAGCCTGATGAGCGGGCTGTTCCCGTTCGAGAAGGGCGGCAGCTTTTCGCAAGGCAGGGTGATGCCGTTTGCGAAGGGCGGCGTGGTTTCTGCACCGACGACCTTTCCGATGCGCAATGGCCGCGGGCTGATGGGCGAGGCGGGGCCCGAGGCGATCATGCCGCTGACCCGCGGCGCCGATGGGCGCCTTGGCGTGCAGGCGCAGGGCGGGGGCCGGGCGGTCAATGTGGTGATGAACGTGACGACGCCGGATGCGGCGGGGTTTGCGCGCAGCCAGAGCCAGATCGCGGCGCAGCTGGGCCGGGCGCTGTCGCGCGGCGAGCGCAACCGCTGAGGCGGAAACGGGGAGCAAGAGCATGGCATTTCACGAGGTGAGGTTTCCCGCCAACCTGAGCTTCGGCTCGGTCGGCGGACCTGAGCGGCGCACGGAGATCGTGACGCTGGCCAACGGGTTCGAGGAGCGCAACACGCCCTGGTCGCAATCGCGCCGGCGCTATGATGCCGGGCTGGGGCTGCGGAGCCTCGATGATGTCGAACGGCTGATCGCGTTCTTCGAGGCGCGGGCCGGGCAGCTGCACGGGTTCCGCTGGAAGGATTGGGCGGATTACAAATCCTGCCCCGCCTCACGCGAGGTGGCCTTCGATGACCAGTTCATCGCGCTGGGCGATGGGGCGACCGCAAGTTTCGGGCTGGTGAAAAGCTACGAGTCCGGGGGCAGCACCTATCTGCGCGCCATTGCCAAGCCGGTGGCGGGCTCGGTCCGGATGGGGTTGCAGGACGAGGCGCTGGTCGAGGGGCTGCATTACGCGGTGGATACGGCGACGGGGGTTGTCACCTTCGTGGTGCCGCCGGCGCCGGGCGAGCGCATCTCGGCCGGGTTCGAGTTCGATGTGCCGGTGCGGTTCGATACCGACCGCATCCAAGTGTCGGTGGCGAGTTTCCAGGCGGGCGACGTGCCGCAGGTGCCGGTGGTCGAGGTGCGGATATGAGCGCGGAAGAACTCTTCGCGCATCTGGCGGGTGGGGCGAGCACGGTGTGCCGCTGCTGGGCCGTGGTGCGCAAGGATGGGGCGGTTCTGGGGTTTACCGACCATGACGGCGACCTGAGCTTCGAGGGGATCGTGTTCCGCGCCGATAGTGGCATCACCGCGCGGGCGCTGGCGCAGACCACGGGCCTGTCGGTGGATAACAGCGAGGCCTATGGCGCGCTGCGCAGCGATGCGATTGCCGACGCGGATATCCTGGCCGGGCGCTATGACGGGGCCGATGTGCGGGCCTGGCTGGTAAACTGGGCCGAGCCCGAGGCGCGGCTGTTGCAGTTCCGCGGCAGCCTGGGCGAGCTGACGCGGGCGGGCGGGGCGTTCACGGCCGAGCTGCGGGGGTTGAGCGAGCCCTTGAACCACACGCAGGGGCGGATCTTCCTGGCGGGCTGCACGGCGGTGCTGGGCGATGCGCGCTGCAAGTTCGACCTGTCGCAGCCGGGCTACAGCGTGGAGCTGGCGGCGGGAGAGGCGGACGGCACGCTGTTCCGCCTGCCGCAGCTGCCCGAGTTCGAGGACCGCTGGTTCGAGAAGGGCCGGCTGTCGGTGCTGAGCGGCGCGGCGGCGGGGCTGTGGGGCAGCATCAAGAATGACCGGGTGGATGCGGGTGGGCGCAGCGTGGAGCTGTGGCAGGGGCTACGGGAGGCGGTGGCGCCGGGCGACCTGCTGCGGCTGGGGGCGGGGTGCGACCGGCGGGCCGAGACGTGTCGGCTGAAGTTTCAGAATTTTGCGAACTTCAGGGGCTTTCCGCATATCCCGGGTGAGGACTGGCTGACGGTCTATCCGGTCAGGGCGGCACGGTCATGAGCAACGCAGAGCGGATCGTTGAGGCGGCGCGGGGCTGGATCGGCACGCCTTACCGGCATCAGGCCTCGGTCCGGGGCGGCGGCGCGGATTGCCTTGGCCTGCTGCGCGGGGTCTGGCGCGAGGTGTATGGGGCCGAGCCCGAGGCGGTGCCGGCCTATACCGCAGACTGGTCGGAGCCCGAACGTGAGGAGCGGCTGTGGGCGGCGGCGCGCCGGCATTTGCAGGAATGTCCGGCGGGGGCTGCGCCGGAGCCGGGCGAGGTGCTGCTGTTCCGGATGCGCGCCGGGTCGGTCGCCAAGCATCTGGGGATCCTGTCCCGGACCGGCAGCGATGCCGCCTTCATTCACGCCTATTCGGGCCATGCGGTGCTGGAAAGCCCGCTCTCGGCCCCCTGGCAGCGCCGGATCGCGGCGCGCTTTGCTTTTCCCAGCGGAGGGTCGTGA